CCCCCAACTGGTTCCCTGGTTCCGTAAGTAGTGTAAGTGTATTGTTATTAAAGAGTTACAAAGGGAACATTGGCGGTTCCGTAGTGGTTCCGGAGGTTCCGTAACATTATTGCTCTGCTTTTAAATTGCTCTAACAAGGATGCTGATTTTGCTCTACTTTATTTAGTTTGGCAGAACATTGAACAGTAGTTACGCTGTGGACATGGGAGGACTAACATCAAGGAACAAGGGCAAGCGAGGTGAAAGAGAAGTAGTCAAGTTACTGCAAAGTGCATGCGACGAAGTTTACGAATACTATGCACACCCGGCTCCGGTTTTCGAGCGCAATCAAATGCAGAGTAATTTAGGCGGTTACGATATTGTGGGACTTGAGTGGCTAGCTGTGGAAGTTAAGTTCCAGGAACAGCTTCAACCTGATGCTTGGTGGAAGCAGACAACGGAGCAAGCTGGGGATGAACAAATCCCGGTTCTGTTTTATCGTAAGAGTCGAATGAAATGGAGAGTTAGAATGTTCGCTTGTTTACTTGTGGGCGATAACGATTTTAACGAGTATTGCTGCGACATACATTTGCAGGACTTTGTTAATTGGTTCCAATGTAAATTAAGCAATCAACTTAAATGATAATAGACCTGAGCAACCTGAGCAACCTGAGCAACTCGAAGCTCAGGAAGTATTATTGCAATGCGCTGACAACCGCATGCAGAAGTCCGGTCTTGAAAAAGCAGAGAGCTAACTTCAACGCATGCGACGCATACTTGAAAGAAATTAAAAAGCGCAAGACTGGGATGCCAGCTAAGTCCGGCGATTACGACGGACCCGGTAGCTTGTGATCATTCATAAGCTTGTAAAGCATAGCTCATTTGCTGTATTGCTGGAATGTGACCGATAAGATCCAGCCGCCATGGGAACGCACCCGCACAGTGAAGTCCGTTGAAAAGGAAGTGACTGCAAAGACCCAGGGCAAGCGCAAGAAAGGCAGAGCTTCTCCTATCATCGTCGATGAAATAATACAGGAGCAAGATAGGGAGAGCAAACTAGACAAGCCAACTAGACTCAAATATGAAGCATTCGCTCGGGAGTATTTAGTAGACTTCAATTTAACCAATGCAGCTATACGCATGGGCATGAGCGAAGACGGGAGCTCCGGCAGGGGTTATCCGGCTAGCATAGGCAATCGTTGGTTTCATCATCCGCATACCCAGCGTTATCTTGTTGAGCTACTAAGTAAGATAGAGGACGAGGCGCTTATAGATCGAAAGAGTGTGATTCACGGCCTGTTGAAAGAGGCTAACTGTGAAGGCACCGATGCACGGGAACGAGCGATCAGGATTGCAGCCTGGCGCGAGATTGGAAAGCTGTGTGGGATGTATGTCGTAAGAACGGAAATAGATGTAAGGGACATGACCCCAGTTATTAACTTAACCGCTAACAAGCCTAATGAGTGACGAACACGTTCTGGACATTGCGCTGCACGACAAACAAGCAGAGGCATTCTTTAGCGACGCTACTGAGATTCTTTACGGTGGAGCTGCCGGAGGTGGGAAGTCCCATTTGATGCGGGTAGCTGCAATCAATTGGTGCAGCGAAATAGCCGGGCTCCAAGTTTACATCTTCAGACGAGTAAGCGAAGACTTATACAAGAATCACATGGAGGGCGCTGGGGGTTTCCTTTCCCTGCTCGGCGGATGGATGTCGCTAGGCTTAGCATCATACAACTCGAGCAAGAACTTCATTAGCTTCTGGAACGGTTCCAAGATATGGCTTTGCCACTGCCAATATGAAAAGGACAAATTCAAATATCAGGGTGCTGAGATCCATGTGCTAATGATTGACGAGCTCACACACTTCTCGGACACGATTTACAGATACTTGAGGGGACGTTGCAGAATGGGCTCGCTGGACATACCGGACAAATACGACAAGGTGTTCCCTCGAGTGCTTTGCGGTTCTAACCCTGGAGGAGTTGGGCATACTTGGGTGAAAATGACGTTTGTGGATAATGCACCTTACAAGCACGTCGTTAGAATGGAGAAAGAGGAGGGGGGCATGAAGCGACAATACATCCCGGCGCTGCTGACAGATAACCCGACGCTTAATTATGAAGAATACTCTGCGCAGCTAAGCGGACTGGGTTCACCGGACTTAGTCAAAGCAATGCTGAACGGGGACTGGGATATTGTAGCAGGTGGCGCCCTGGATGACCTATGGCGCAATGATGTGCATGTGCTTCCCAGATTTAAAGTGCCACACACTTGGAGACTCGACCGCTCGTTTGACTGGGGCAGCTCCACTCCGTTTTCCGTGGGATGGTGGGCTGAAGCTAATGGAGAAGAAGCTACATTGCCGGACGGATCTGTATTCTGTCCGCCTAAGGGAACGCTGATTCGAATTGCGGAATGGTATGGCGCTGACAAGGTGGGAACTAACAAAGGACTTGGCTTAACTGCTGAGCAAATAGCACAAGGCATCCTTGAAATGGAATCCCAGTTAAGGGAGCTCGGCTGGATCAAAGGCAAAGTGCATCCAGGACCTGCGGATAATCAAATCAGTAGCGTAGTCGAAAAGAAGTCGGACACTATTGCAAAGATGATGGCAGATAAAAAGGTGACATGGATTAAGTCTAATAAGAGCCCTGGTTCCAGGATTGTGGGACTCGATTTAATACGTGCTCGAATGCGAGCTTCCGTAGTCGGAGAAGGACCCGGTTTGTATTTCACTAATAATTGTTTGGCATCGAAGGCCACTCTCCCTATAATGCCGAGGGATCCAAATAATCCTGAAGATGTTCTTAAAGGCCCGGACGATCATGCTTATGACGAAATTCGTTATCGAGTCTTGCACGGCAATGTCCGAGCCGCTACCTCCGTCACCGTTAGATTAGCCACATAATTCACAAGCTATGCCACAAGTAAATCACGAACATCCTCTCTATGTAGAGCTCAAGCCTTCATGGGCACAAGTAAACGACTGCATCCAAGGAGAGCGCAAAGTTAAGCACAAGCGCGAAACATATTTGCCAAAGCCTAATGCTGGGGATCTCAGCATGGAGAATAAACATCGTTACGAACAATACTTGCTTCGAGCAGTATTTTACAATGTCACCGCTAGAACTCTTAGCGGATTAGTGGGACAAGTATTTTCACGCGACCCTATTGTAGAGGTTCCTCCTTTGCTAGACGCTATAATGGAAGACTCGGACGGCGCTGGCGTAACAGTAGAGCAGCAAGCCAAATGCGTTCTGAGCCATGTGCTAGCTAATGGGCGAGCGGGTTTGTTTGTGGACTATCCGGCTGTCGAGGGAACAGCTACTAGGCAAGATCAATTAGACGGCAGTATCCGTCCTAATATTTTGCATTATCGCGCTGAAGATATAGTCAACTGGAGAACGGAAAGAGTAGGCGCTAAGAACAAGCTGATTCTAGTTGTGCTTAAAGAAACGCATGTGACGGATGACGACGGATTCAAGCAGACTATTGATCCCCAGTATCGCGTTCTCCGTTTGGAGGAAAATGTTTACCGGGTTCAAATATGGCGAAAGTATGGAACGTCAGGCGTAGGTGAATTTGCCCTTGCGGAAGAATACACGCCTACGGATTCAAGGGGTGGCGCACTAAACGAGATTCCTTTTCAATTTATAGGATGGGAGAACAATGACATCGACCCGGACTTGCCCCCTCTATATGATCTCAGCGTTATTAACTTAGCGCACTATCGCAACTCCGCAGACTATGAAGAAGCTTGTTACATTGTCGGGCAACCTACGCCCTACATGACGGGGCTGGATCAATCTTGGGTAGACGACGTGTTAAAAGGGCAAGTGCAGCTAGGCTCGAGAGCGGCTGTTCCGTTGCCTGAGGGCGGTTCAATGGGACTTATACAGGCGGCAGCAAATAGCATGCCTAAAGAAGCAATGGATACGAAGGAGCGGCAAATGGTCGCCCTGGGTGCCAAGCTTGTTGAACAGAAACAAGTGCAGCGCACAGCTACGGAAGCCGGATTAGAAAACGCATCTGAGACAAGCGTTCTAGCTTCAGCGGCTAACAATACATCCGCAGCTTTTGAAAAAGCTTTGATGTGGTGCATGCTGTTCATGGGAACAGATGGCGAAATTACTTTTGAGCTTAATACGGACTTCGACATTTACAAACTTGAGCCCCAAGCACAGCAAGCACTTCTCAGCCTATGGCAAAATGAAGTTCTTACATGGGAGGAAGTGCGTGACAACCTTCGCAAGGCTAATATCGCTTACATGGACAACGAAGAGGCCAAAGATATATTAGAAGCTTCTGCGTTAGATTCTTTTGAAGCAGTGCTCCCAGTTGCCCCAGATGAAGAAGATGTAGACGATGAATAAAGGCCTCACTGACATAGTAACACGCCACCAAGTTTTACTTGAACGCTATAAGAGCGGGCGAGCTAAGGACTATGGCGCTCTGGCAAAGAAGTTTGAAGCTGAGCTAATAGGCGAAGCTAACAAGCTAGGTGTGGACAGCTTAAATCAGCTTACTAAAAAACAGTTCGCTACTTTTTCTTCAAACGTAAACACACTAACCCAGTTAAATCAAAATCAAGCAGTCAGCACGTTGCGCTCAGACTTGTCCGAGTTAGCTAGAAGCGAAGCTTTATTCGAAACTAATACTTTGAACCGAGTTATAACAAGTGAGGACATTGTCGCGAAGAGCGTAGCTGGAAAAGCTTTCGCTGCCGCGCTTGCTACACCGCTCTCCGCTAACGGGCAGCTACTAGATCCGTTTATGAAGAACTGGTCGGACACAGCTAAGAATCAAGTCAATGGAGTTATTCGTAACGGATATAAGGAAGGCTTAACCCTTGGCCAATTAACTCAGCGCATAAGAGGGACACAAGCTGCAAACTTTAAGGACGGACTCACTACTTTAAAAACCAGGCAAGCGGAAGCAGTCATACGCACATCTGTTCAGCACGTTAGCAGTTCAGCTCGCCAGCTAACATGGGAGGAGAATAGCGATATTGTAAAAGGTAAGAAATGGGTAGCTACACTAGACGGCAAAACCACCCAAGTGTGCAGAGGATTGGACGGACGAGAGTTTCCGTTAGACAGCGGGCCTACACCTCCTATTCATATTAACTGCCGTTCAACTACTGTTCCCATCCTGGACAAGAAATTAGGTTTAGATTTTTTAGACGAGGGTGCAACTCGCTCCGCTTTGAAAGGACCTGTTCCAGCTAATCAAACATATTACGATTGGCTTAAAAAGCAACCGCGTGAATTTCAAAACACAGCTATCGGCACGGGCAAAGCTAGATTGCTAAACTCGGGTCAGCTCACTTCTGATCAGTTCGCTAAGCTAAGCCTCAGCAAGACGTTTAAACCTCTTACGCTTGCAGAAATGGAAGCTAAGCGGGATCTAGTAACGAAAGGAACATTGCAAGCCTCAGCTGGTGCAGCGGGGAGACCTAAATCTGGATCTAAAACTGGAGCGATATGGGACACAGCAGACGAACTTGAAATCGAGCTCGGAAGGCTTCCGACTAAGCCCGAGCTTGTGGAAAGACTAGCGGGGCGCGGCTTTAATGCTTCAACTGTGTCCGTGCAATACGGCAAGTGGCGCAAGGTAACGCTAGCAGAGCAAGCCACAGCTAGCTCGGCGCTTAGCACTGGGGAAAAGATAGCTGAGCTCACTAGAGCGTCCGCATTGCGTCCTAAGAGCGGTAAAACTGCGGCAGTGTGGGACTTAGCGGACGACTATGCAATTAAGTATGGAAAGATCCCAAGCAGGCAAGAGTTTCTCGCTATTGCTACGAGCGAAGGAATAAATGCTTCGACAGCCGGAACACAGTTCTCCAAATGGAAAAAAGTTGCCTCCGGCCAACCGGACATCCCTGTGCCTGTGGTGCCTAAAGTTACTAAGCTTACGGATAAAGAGCGAAGACTCAAAAGCATTTTAAGCGAGGCTGAAGCACTGGGAACAAAGGACGAACTTTATGTGACTAGCCAGTTTAAGGATCAGTGGACGCCTAAACAGAAACAAGCACGGAAGGACTTGCACTACTTCATTTCTCAATCCGCAGATCAGAAAAACAAAGCAGTGGTGAAGGTAACCCCCTTTGGAGAACTGCCTAATAGATGGGTGAACAGTAAAGGTCAAAAGATGACTTATGAAAAAGTGGCGCCCCAGGATGCAAAGAGACTTCGTGCAGGAGTGGACTGGTTTAATGACATAACTTCCGGCACAGTTAGAGCTCCGGGCGATGTGCCTGGCCTTCCGGACACCTCACGCAAGATTTTTCTTTATAAGGAATACGTTAATGGCAGACCTCAAAAGAGGGCGCACTTTTCAGAGGAACGCTGGGGA